AGATTTAGAACTAAGTTTCTGTTCCCTTGAATTAAATTTCTACTTTTTGTTTCTAGGGTATAGGGTAACATCAAATCTCTATCCTGTGCTCCAATGTACTTTTGGGAGCCTCTAACTATTCTTAATATGTCATTATTTCTCATTATATATAATATCCTTCGTCTTCAGTATTTAATGGAACATATTTCTTAACAAATATGTCGTACGATGTCGCACCTGGTATTAACCCAAAATAAAAATGAAATCCATTTCCTAACGCAATTTTAGATTGGGTTTGGTCATCCGTTATAGGTGTTGTTGGTAAAAAACCACCCCCACCTGGTGTGGTCCACCCATCTCTATTTTGAAAATCTCCTTCTACTATCTTTCCCTTACCTGTATCAAAATCTGAACTATAATATCTATCATCAGCTCCGTACCCAGAATCTTTTTTATCCCAGGTATAGAATGGTACCCACTGAGAGGTGTTTGATAAATATCTGGTTAAACAATCTCTTATATCTACACCTGATTGGTTTGATGTTGTTGCTGTTGTTAGACCTACAGTTAACTGAATAGAATCATTATCATTAATAAAAGGACAAGATACGGACCTATCTTTCCAATATCCTAATCCTTCAGGTAACCATCCATTACTCCAACTAGTTGACCCATACCCATTTGCCGGATTTCCTGGGTTTTGTCCCTGAATTGCAAAAACGTCAGACCATACACCCCCTGGTGTGTAAGCTCCAGCTGGTGAGTAATCCCAGCCTAAATCATAAGCTGTCCAAATGGTTGGTGGAAACCCTTGATTAACAAGTGGTCCAGTTGGGGAAGGTTGATAGGTAATGTCTTCACCAAATAATATTATACTAGTTGAGTCTGGTCTCTCATATTCTACAGTGCCCACTTCATTAAATTGTGAAATTATAGTAGCTAATCCCCCATTAAGTTCTCTTCTTTTACCATCCTGCCAAGATGTACTAGTTTCATCCCTTCTAAAAGGTGTTCTTAGATTTATCAAGTCCATAAATCCGTCATTAGCATTAACTATTTCATTTATCGCGTCAAACATAAATTCTCCTGGGTCTGAAAAACTTGTTGTACCTAAATCATTTGCTATTGAGCATCCTTCTGCTGCACCCCCAGTCTCTGCACAAATCTCACTCATATTCTCTATTAGAGGACCTAAATCCATTATTGTAGTTGGAGCTAAAATATTAGCTGTGTTAGCCCCTTCTGCTGGAGTAACACTACCTAAATCAATTAAGACTTTTATAACCCCAATAGGGTTAAGTGTGTCCCACCAAGAAGATGTATGAGCGTCATAAGCGGCAGCTCCCCTAAAACTTCCAGTATTTGTTGTGTCGTCATACAAATATGGTGTACACCTATAATAAAAGTTTCGTGATTTTGCATGAAACACCACTAAACTACTACATGATTTTACTTTATACCCATTTTTCTCATCACTATCCGGTTTTATCTTGGCTTTAAACTGAAAAGCATATAAAAATCCAGTAACCCAGTTATTACTCCAAAAATAATTCATTAGACCATCACACATGGACCTAAAAAGATTTTCTCTTTTTCTCCAATCAGCAATTGCGGCAACAGGAGTTTTATCGTTTTGGCTAAATACTTTTACTAAAAGAGTAAGTATGTCATCCCATGAAATATTATAACAGCCATCCTGTAAGCTAAACTGGTTTGAGGTTGGTCCAGTACATTCAATATAGTCATCATTCTGACCACCGCTCTCATCATCACAAGAACCATGACAATCACTAATACAACTACCTGTATTTTCATAACAGCCACATTTATCACAATCTGGGTATTTGGTGACTCTTAAGTGTAGACATCCAAATACGTCATCACAACTGAAAGGGTCCCATTCCTTAAAATTACAGCAGCTGCTGCATTTAATTTTTCTGAAAAAATTGCATAGAATATAACAAGGTACACACCAGATAACCGTAAAAATCGCAAGAATTACCTCAAATATAAATCCAAGGGCGTTAACGAGTGTACATATAAACACCATTAACCAATATATAGTTGTCCATAAAATTTGTAACATTCTTGTAAAGAATTGATTAAATACTATATAAAAATTTACATTTTTATTTGCTGAATTAATTGGGAATTTAGTTGCCTGCCCACCACAGTCATCCTCTTCTCTAGGAACTACCTCTTTTATACCTATAAACGCATCTTTAGGTTTAGCTTTCCAGTGGTTATGAAATTGTGATACAGCATAAGCTCTACCGTAATTAAATTCGTAAAATATATCTTTACACGCTATTATTTCACCCATATTAATAGAAGGTTCTGGGTAGGCAAAATAATTAGTAGTAAAATTATAGGTTTGTCCAAAAACTGAGGGTACATTCAGCGTCATACCGAGTACATCTACTTGTGCTTGGGTATAGTATTCTTTTATTTGTGGGATTAAAAAAGCTGCTCGTTTTCTTTGTCTTGCACTTCCTGTTGTTTCTAATGGTTTTGCTCTAAACCTATACTTTCCTTTGGTTGGTATGCCAACTGTAGGGTCTTCTGATATTTCTCGTTCTCCAAATTCATTAGTTATAATATAATCTAAATTCATAGGCACATTAACTAACCACGCCCCATTAGTATCTATAGTAAACCCACCATCAATATCATATCTTTCTAAAACTGGTATCTCTTCTACCACTCCTGGGTTTATTTGGAATGTGTCTGGTCTGGCTTCTTGTTTCCAAAAAGGTGTAAATCTTATTGACTCTAATGTCCCGGGAGAAGGTGCTATAGTACACAATTCTCCCATATGTCTTTTAGGTTTACATTTTTTATTTACAGAATTTTTTTCAGTATCACTAGCCATAGACCCCATAAAAACAGCTGTAGGCCTTATTTCTATTTTACCAGCATCTCTTAAATCAAAATCTGCTCTTGTAATCGACGCACCACACCCAGATTCGTCATCACCCCATAGAGGTTTTACATCAACGGATGTTGACATCACTACTATTTGTGGTAAAGCGTCTATATTAGAACCTACTTTAAATTTAGCCCCATTAAAATCACTCTCAGGATATCCTTGTAACTTAAAATCTTCTGGTACCATAGAGAAACAGCCAATATCTGATAAATCTACATTCATAATCAAAGATTGTTCACCTAAAGGAACCCCATAAATCATAAAATCACCACTATCGTTTGTTTTAGCTGTAAATTTATAATATTTGTTATAAACATAAGAAACTTCTTGTTTTAAAAGTACGTCATCTACATCAGGAAAGCTTCCAGTTGGTAAGTGGCCAGTGTAACTAGGTGAGGTGGGAAGTAGGTTATACCTATACCCTTCTTCATTTCTATAATTTTGTGTCTTATAGGGATATAGGTTTTTTATAACCTCATTATTATTATCCTTTTCAGTTAAAGGAACAAATACAGAAATTTTAGCGTTTGGTAGTCCAAAACCACCATTTATTAAAACTCTACCAACGATAACTCCAAATTCAGAACAATCTCTAGGGTATATGTCAGTCTGGTGTAAATTTAAACTCAAAATCTCAAGTAAGTCAAAATCTTGGTTTAGGTCAAAAGTAACTTCTTTATCTACGCCTATCTCAGTTCTTATTCTTAATTTTTTTAGCATGCAATATGTTTATATGATAAATACTTGTTATTGTAAAATCAAAGATACGCTTAACATTAAATTATGTAAATAATTATGAGATGTTTGGTCGGTTAATTTGTTTTACCCTTACTCGTATGTCAATATCTGGATATCTGATTTGTGGCATCTCGTCTGGTAAGAAGAATATAGTTTGGTCAATAACATCTATTCTATTATTTGTTGGGTTAGTTGGTGATGGGGCCATGAAGTGTTGGCTGATTTGTGAATTGGAGTATGTTCCACCAACCTCATTGTATACTCTAATATCTATAACGTTTAATACTCCTGGTTGTTCAGAAATTTTACCATATAACATACTTAAGTTAAGTGTCTCCCCTAACTCATTAGAATCTATATCAAAAAAGTTTTTAACTTTTTCTATCACATTACTTACTATTTGTCCTTGGTTCGCATCCATTGTAATCACAATATCCACATCAAGACTGATATCTATAACGTGAGCAGAAGATATCTCTATATAATCATTTAACATCCTATAATTAGATAGGTATTCAGCTACATTATTTTTTAAAGTAGAACTAACACTAGATGTTAAAGCACCAGCAGAGGAATAAGACAATAAACTAATTTTTACTTTATTTTCTATTTCTGTAACACCAACTTTTGCTGCCGCTCCAAATTGAGCTGGCATAGTTCTTATTCTAGCAATATAATCATTTATAGTTACTACTCTATTTTGTGCAGCAAAATTAAAAGTTACATAATTCCTAACTTCTTCTGTGGACATTTGGTCATCACCCCCAATTGCAGAGGTGATATTTGTAACTTCTAAACTATTGGATACGGTACTATTAATTGAAGATACTGGGCCTGAAACTACAAAATCTATTACTCCAAGGGAATTTATAGCTCCTGCCCCTAAATTAGATGCTTTACCACCTCCAACTCTATATTGAATAAAGAGTGTTGTATTACCTCTTACGGCGGAACCTAAAGATATATTATTTATAAATTTATTAAGATTAATATTTATTCCGTATTTGGAAAATTCGTCTAGTATTGTTTGTGATTTATTATTACCACTACCAAAAGTTAAGAAAAAGAAACCTTCTGGGGTAAATTCGGTAACAAATCTCTTTTCAGTACTAATATATTTACCAACTTTCATACCTGGTTCGTCAGCTGGGGTTGAGGGGTCTATTTCAAAAATTTCCGCTTCTGCTAAGGCATCTACCTCATACCATTTAGTATCTTTTGCTGTAATAAACTCTAAATTTGATGGTAGGTTTGTATATCCTAGACCTTCTTTTTGGATGATGGCATTGACTCCTAATACATTTCTTTCTGGTAAAAATAATTTAAAGAATGGTTTACTGTCCACATCTGTAATTTCTTTTTTAAATATTTTAGTAACTCCATTTACAACGACTTCTCGTTTAACGATAGTGTAATTTTGAATTATTCCATTTGCGTTATAATTGGGTACCTTAGTTCTATTAACAGTGCCTTCTACATTATATTGTGATGAAAAATCACAATCGTTAGCTAATTCAAACACTTGTCCTCCCCCTCTAACTTGTGCTCCTCTTCTTAAAAAACCTAAATATCTTTCATCTTCTTTATCTCCTCTAGCAGGCACTACAATAGAAAAATCACATAAAGTTAGTGATGGTCTATTACCTGGTATTTTAAGACCGTAAGTTCTAGCTATATTGAATATGGAACTTCTTTCCTGTGCATAACGTAGTACGGTTTCTTGTAAAGTTCTATCTATATTAAAATGAAGATTATCTGCAACTGCAGCATTCAAATCCAAAAAAACTGAATATATGGATGAATCGTTAGAATTTTTAATTAAATCTGGATAATATATATTAGTTAATCGTAATAATTCATTTCTTAACCCTAAAAAATCCCTTTCACTATATGATATTTTTTTATCTGCCATGTTATAAATTTATAATAATAAAATCTCTTGTTCCAAATATATCGTCTTTTATGCTATAATCTATAAATATTTTAGCGGTATATTCTTCTGTACCATCCCCAGCAACCCTATAAATTCTTTCATCTAAATTTGTATCTAAAGTACTATCTTGTGATGCTATTGAGGGATGATTGGAGGCTTTTATCTCGTTTTGTTCGTTTCTTGCGTCTTCTAAATTTTGTATTTTTATTTCGTTTACTATAATATTTGGTATGTATTTTTTAATGGCATCTCGTAATTCTGAGTCTATAGCTTGGAAGGTGGTGCTGTCTAATGGTTCAAAAATATATTCATACAATCTAGTACCAAAATCTGGTAAAAAGTATCTTGAGCCCTTTCTAGTTAGTACAAGATGTATTAAATCTGTTTTAGTTTCTTCCGCTACAGTTGTTGTGGTTTTTAAAAATAAACCGCTGTCACTGTCGTTGAATGGAAATGCGATGCCGTATCTTTCTCTAGCTATTGTCATATTAAATAAATACTTTGGTTTAGTTTATCTATCAACTTTCTGGAACATACCTTCTAATACCTGTTCTATAGCCCCCATTACTTCGTATTGGTCACCACCCCAACTATCTTTATGACGTTCTATTAAACGTTCAACAACATATCTTAGGTCCTTTTCTAATTTATTCCATTTATCGTCATCAGATGGTTGCCACGAAGTGTGTTCTCTTAATATTTTTTTAATTAGATGTTTCATTACTCTTATAAATATATTCAACTTGTTCTTCATGTCCACAATGAGGACATATTATAGAATTAGGTACCATTTCTTCTTTTTTTGGTACATTATTAGACAATAAATGGTAGTCAGCAATTGACCACCATTTGTCACATTTACCACAATTAAAGTGGTATAATGTTTCTTTACTATATTTGTGTTTCACTTACTTCTTCTTTTACTCCGTTACCGTCTAAAGATTTTAAATCAACATCAATTTCGCAAGTCCCACCAGCACATGCTAATTCACCTGATAAATCTGTATTATCTTCTAGTTCTATTACTTTTGTTAAATCTACATCAATTAAAGTTTTCATTAATTCATGATATTTTTCTTCAATAATATCTTCAAATGGTGCTTGAATATAGCTTCCTCCATCATAAGGTAATACTGATAGCCCGTTATAATGTTTTCTATTTTCCCACATCCATTCTCCAGCTTTATCCCATTCGTTTTCTTTTAAGCTAATTGTTGCAGATACGTTGTGTGAGTTTGAACCTTTTCTGTGTCCACTTCTAACCCATTCAGTTGCTACTTTTTTTACTCTTTCTAGTAGTTGGAATGGTGACTCAGTTCTCATAATAGAGCCTTTTGGTGCTTTTTGTGGTATACTAATTACAGCTGTGTCATGTGGTCTAAAGTAATCGTCCTCTAATAACTCTGGATGATAATGTAGTAGATAGTGATATATTGCCTCATTTTTACCTACTCTAACTCTACGAATATAATAATCATTATGCCATGCATGAATTCCAGATGATGTTCCTAATGTTAAAGAAGTTGTTCCTGCAGGTTTTACTGTAGTACATCTTGCTGCTTGATTTATTTCTAATAATTTAGACACTCTAGTATTTTCTCTTTTAACTAAACTTGCAGCTTTTTTCATGTCGTATTTTAGTACTTTACCAGAACCTATACCGGTCATAGACACACCTATTAAAGCGTCCTTTTCCGTAGTTTCTTGCCATATTTCTCTAAGATAATGGAAAGATGTATATCCAGCTTGAAGTGTGCCTATGAATGCGGCTGCCTTTACTCTTTCATTTAAGTCATCTTGTGATTCTATATTTGAGACATTTACTTCACACAAATTACAGAATTGGTATGGTCTCAATGCAATTTCACAGCATGGATTAGTTCCCCAATCTTTATCATTATTTAGATAGATTCCTGGTTCTCCAGCTCCTGATAACTCAACTCTTTTCCATAAATCCATAAAAAAGTCTTTTGTAATCTTATGTCTCATTAAGCATGCAGAGTTATTTGCTCTACCTCTTTGTGGGTTCTTTTCATACCATTTACCAGATTTACAACCAATCATTTCATTGTCATCTGCACTAAATAGACTAATAAGTGCAGCTCGTCTTATTCCTCCAGCTAGTACTGCGTCTGCAATATAACATATAATATCATGTACTTCTAAAGTTGTAAGATGGTCTCCATTTTCTTTTTCAGACAATATCCCTTCAATTTTAACCAAACATTCTTTTAATGGTCGTGGACCTGGTGCTTTACCTCCTGAAGTTACTAATCTAGCTCCTTTTTGTCTAATATCTGAATAGTCAAATTCTATTCTACTACCACCTCCATTCATATATGATTTCATAAGAACTTTAATCGAATCCGCCCATCCTTCAATAGAATCGCCAATTAAAAATCTTTTCTTTCTTTTTGGGTATGGGTGTTGTAGTGCTGGTAATTTCTCAACATGATGTTTTTGAACAGAATAACCAACACCTGTACCACCTAATAATAAGAACATTGTTTCACTAAATGAATCAATATGGTCTATAGGAAGATATGCACAGTTATAAATTCTATTAGGTGAAATTTCAATTGGTTTGCCTCCAAACTGCATGCTTCTCATAGAGGGAAGTACTTTTTTATCACACACAAGTTGGTATTTTTCTTCAATTTCTTTTTTTAAACTAGGATATTTTTTGATATGCATGTTTTTATTCCTCGTTACTAATTCTTCCCAAGTCTCTCTTCTATTTAATTTTGGAATATATTTTGCGTACTTCATGTAGACAGTAATATCCGATAAAATTTTGTTTGAAATCTCCATATTTTTTATTTTATTAATTATTTATTTAGTATTTTTTCTCTTCTTTCTAGAGCCTCTTGTACTCTTTTTCTATTTCTTTGGGTTTTATCTTCTTCAAAACCTAAGAATGTTTGTGTTGACTGAGTGTCTATTTCTAGTGTAGCATTATCAAATGTACAGTTCTCAAATATAATACCATCTTTACCTAATCGTGACTTAGTTATAGCTATTGTAGCTAACCCTAATTCTTTTTGTTGTAGTGTTTTTGCCACTGAAATTATGACATGTCCTACTTGTGCCTTCTTAATAGACCCCCCCATTTGGTCTGTGGTGACAACTTCCGAAGAAATAGAAGACCTATTCCCTTGTGCTGCGGTCCAACCAACTAAATTTAACTCATGACACATACCTTCAAATTTCCTCATAACAGAACCTTCACCTTTCCATTCGTCATTGTAACTTCTATCCGGTATAACACAATCTATATAATCTAATACCACTATATCTAAATTTACACCTTCTGACATTATTTTTCTAACCTGGTTTTTAATCTGTGCGATGGTAAATTCGTCAGATGCTAATTTTTTTAATATTAACCTACCACCATTTTTTTTCATCTCATCCGCCTTGTGTAGGACTTTTTCTTTATTATCACTTAATTCTTGTGGTGATATTCCCGTCCAACAAGTAAAATGTTTTCTTTGTATTATTTTTGGGTTGTCTTCAAAAAATATTTGTAGTACATTATATCCCATATTAAAAGCTGTATTGGCAAATCTTGTTAGGATTGTAGTCTTACCGACACCTGTTGGTGCAAGTATAACACCTAACTCTCCTTTTGCGAGCCCACCATTCAATAAATTGTCGATACCATCTATACCAGTGGGAATTGGGTGTCTATAATCCTCTTTTAAAACTTCCTCTAGGTTATGAAACACCTCTAGATTTCCATTATCACCATCACCTATAGTTATAGCCTCTCTAATATACTCTTCACACTTATCATAACTTTCAAATTCACCCTTTTCTAATATACTTTCTACTTTTCTTATAGCTTTTTTAAGTTCTTGTTGTTTGCAAAATTTTATTGTTTTTTCTTTAATAAAAAGATGGTCTTCAAAAGAAGCTTCTTTTATCTCTCTTAACATATCAATAACACATTTCTTAGCCATCTCAGAAGAAATTTCCAATTGTGTTAACTGCTCCACACCTTCAAAAGAAGGAACTGACTGGTATTTTTCATAATACTCTTTCATCATTTGCATAATTAATTTAAAGTATTGGTTATCAAAATATTTAGATTGTATACTGTCTATAATAGACTGTGCAAATGTCTTATCTGTAATAATTAAATTCAGTATTTTTAACTGAAAGTTATACCCTAAGTATCCGAAATTTTCTGTTTTTGTCATATATGGTGTTTAAAAATAAATACTAAAATTAGTGATTAAAGTTGCTTATCTAGGTAATAACAATCTGGATTTTTATCTGACAAAACGTCAGTTAACTCTCTCAAAATATAAGAAATTTGTGGTCTTATATCTACAGAAAATCTAACTTTAGGTGGGTAGAGCTCGGCAGAGAAAATTCTCTCCATTATCGTTCTATTACCTTTTTTAATGTTTATCGTAAAATATCCACTTTCTTCCTGTAATTTTGACATATCTTCTTTAAAAAATTCATCTATAATGTCTATAGTTTTTAAAATTAATTTTTTATTTATAATATCTTTTATATATTTAACAGATTCATAAAGGTCTACGGAATAAATTGTATCTGGATTATGATTTTTTACTGTGAAAAATCTTTGGCATATTATATTATCGTTTATCGATAATAGGAATTCAAATTTCTCTTTATCTTCAAATTTTTTCATTTTATAAAATTTTTTTAAATTTATTTTTTTCTATTCTAGTCAACATTAAGAATGGTTTAGTAAAATTTAGAAAAGATTCGTCAGAATTTCCAATAAAATTAAATAAACCATCTTGCATCATCATTCTTAATAGATTTTTATATGAACGCCCCTCTGGGTCCATATTTTCTTTTATTAATTGTTTAATCTCTTTTTGAGCTTCTTTTGGTAGTAGTGTTTTACTAAGGTCTACCAAAAATTTATTTCTTTCAAAGAAGTTATCTCCTAACTCACCTTCTTTAGTAAGTCCTCTTATTATATTATTAACTCTAAAATTACTTTCCCCTTTAAGGAACTTGTCTCTACACATATATAAAAAATATTCAAGATTTATATTTTTTTCTAATATTTCAGGTACTGTGTTTATAACTGTTTTTATACCAACTCCTTTTATACCACTTATATCGTCAGAAGAATCACCACATATGATTTTAATAACCTTTATATTTTCTACTGGAATAAAATGTTTTTCAAATTTAATTTTATCACCCTTTTTAATAACATCTGGTTTATTTAAAAGTTTTAAATTAACCTTGTCGGATACTAGTTGGGTTAGGTCTCTGTCGTTGGATAATATTGTTACTTCTTCATTACTGTTATTTAAACAATAGAAAGCTATGCAATCGTCCGCTTCATATCCTTCAAACTCACATTGTCTTATAAAAATTTCTTCTAGGTATTGTTGGATTCTTACTTTCTGAGAATATAGTGATTCAGTTTGTTCGTCACTTAATCTTTTATTTGCTCTTTTAATTTTATAGTTTTTATAAACCTTTCTTCTACTTTCATAGTTTTTTGGACCGTCCCAAGCAACTACAACTTTATTAAAACTATATTCTGTTATTAATTTTTTTATAGTATTAAGGAAATAAAATACTGCACCAAGATTTGCGTTTTTATCTTGGAAATTTTTTAACCCATGAAATCCTAGTTGGAGTAGTGAGTTCCCATCAATAAGAAGAGTTTTGGTCATTTTTTTTACTTAGAGGGTTAAATACTATTTTTCTATTTCTAAAAGTTCTATTTCAAAATTTAAATCTTTTCCAGCCAAAGGATGGTTCATGTCTAAGGTAACTTCTGTTTTGGTAACTTCCAAAATAGTTGCTGTAGCCGGATTTCCACTTTTCGTATTTCCTTGTATTCTCTCATCAATTATAAACCTAAATCCTTCAGGAAATTCATTTCGTGGAGATTTTACTATAGCTTCCGGATTAACTTCTCCATAAGCTTGCTCACATAAAATTTCCACTGATTTTTTATCACCAACTGACATTGTTCTAACAGTGTTTTCAAAATCCTTTAATACCTTACCTTCACCTATAACCATTTTTAAAGGTTCTTTCCTTTTTATTGAATTGTCGAATTCCTCACCATCTTTTAGTGTACCTATATAATGTACTTTTACTTTACTACCTATTTTTATATTACTCATTTTCTTTTATTTATATTGTTTTCTATTTGACTTGCTATATACATACCTACAGCTATTCCCACCCCAAATGCTATCACTAAACTTACTATGTCAATCATTTTCTTTTTCTTCTTTAATATCGAATTCACCACCAACACCTAATTGTTCAGACCAAAAGGTAGCATGTTCTTGTTTATATTTTTCTATTGATTTTTTTTCTTCAGCAGGGTCTTTACCAGCCAAAAATCCGTGTGGTGTCATTAAAATTTTACCATCTTCATAACCCAAACCATTAACATGGTTCTTCATAATAGTAATCTTGGTTCTGGTTGCAAATTTAACCTTTCTTTTTTCTTTAACTGCTGAAATATTAGTTGTACCAGCATTTTTTTGATTTCCAAATCTAAAAACTAGTGTAGAATTTAACCATAAAGCTTCTCCACCCTTTGCTTTAATCTTTGGTTGACCAAAAGGATTATCTGGTAGTTCAACCCAAGGCTGATTTACCACTACTAATGTATTTGTGTGTTTTGAGTCTTCTCTTCTAGACTTTCCTATTCTTTGGTTGATTCCCATTCCTATTTTATCAGCAAATACTGCAGCGTTATGCATTTTACCACCTTTACCGTCAAATGTCATTTTACATGGTATAGAACCTACAGAATCCCATAAGAATAATAAATCATAATCTAAATCACCTTTTTCTTGAGCATCTAACAAAGAATTTATATAATCTGTAATTTGTTCTATATATTCAAAATCATTATTAAATAAGAAAAACCCATCCCAATCTATTTCCCCTGTTTCTTCATCTACTACTTCTTCACAATCAAAACCTAACAACTTTGCATAATTAAATCCCCATTTTTGTTCTGTTATTATTATTACAGGTAATATTCCTTTTTTCTGTGCATCAACAGCTGTCTTAATAAGTGCTGTTGTTTTACCAGTATCGGAATGTCCTAAAAACATTTGTAAATGACCCATTGCTGGACCAGGTATTCCTGTCGCATCAAGGAATGCTGGTCCTAGGTCAAAAAATTTGTCTGATTTGAATTTAGCCTTTTTAGAGAATTTGCTCTTTATTTCTGAAAAACTTCTTTTCTTTAGTGCCATTTGTTAAAAATTTAAAATGGTAAGTCTTCGTCTGCTTTCTCGTTTGCTTGTGGGTCTACCGTATTACTTGTTGAACTTATGTCAATA